TAAATACACAACTATGGCTACAGAGAATACACTATCACAACAACTGCTGGATCTGCTGGCAACTCGAGATTTGCATCCAGAAATGCTGGATCGATCAGGTCGGCCAACTGATGCGCCGGACGCCAAAACATTCACTTTTGACTACAAAGGTGCATCGGGCAAAAACTATGGTACCATGGTTATTGTGCTGGACTCAGACAACGAAATGAAGATCATGTACGGCGACAATCTGGGCCGTACCATGGAAGGCACCGACAAAAACGAGTTCTTTGACTTTATACAGCATCTTAGCAAAAAAGCCACAATGAATCGTTGGACACATACCATAGCAGATATCAGCCAACTCAAGCATACCATGCAGGGACTTGCTGCCATACAAGAAGGCTTGTTCGAAGGCTACTATGGCAATCGCAACATCAGCTATGCTGGAGCACCCACACAGGCCAGACTCAAGATCAAGCACAGTCAACCACTAGGTGAAAACGATGCACGTTTCCGTCATGTGGAAAGCCTGTTTGTGGAAACAGTAGATGGTGAATGTTTTAGACTGGGATTTAGAAATCTATCAGGTGGCAGAGCCATGCTGGAACATGTGCGTCAAGGCGGCAAGCCCTATGACATTCGCGGTTGCCACTTGACTGAAATGGTAAGTGAAATTGCCACACTCAGCAGATTCAATCGTGCCAGCGCCGGACGAGTACTGGAAGGTGTTACCCAAGAAGTGGTATCGCAGGCACAGGTCTACTACAAGCAGTTACGTGAAAATCTCAAGAGAATGAGCACCAGTCGTGGATACTCCAAGTACTTTGAATCCTGGCATCCTGCGGACATTACAGAACAAGAAGAGCTGGTAGAAAACATCAAAACATTGTTTGTGGAGCAAACAATTGACACAAGAATTGAGCAAGCACTACCGTTGCTGGCCAAAATACAACAAGGACGTGATATGAAAGAAGCAGAAATATTTGAATCGTGGATCAACAATCTAGCCGAAGGTACCTGGAACTTGCCAGAAACACCGGAGCAATTGGACAAACTCAAAACGCTCATGACATCAGAATTGATCGTGGGCCCCGATGCTATCAATGCAACAGAGCAACTGTATGACCTAGTGGGCGATGACATCTTGTTTGATCGACTGAGTGAACTAGCAGCTCAAGATCCCAGAGCCAATGTCTTCAACGATACAGAAGTTATGAATCGCCTAGCCGAACTGGGTATTCAAATGCCTGAACCCACAGAGCCTGGCAATCCTGCTGAACCACAAGTTGCGCCTGAACCGCAGACCATGGCCGAAGATGGTCCAGCGTGGGCTAGAGTCAATAGTATTGGCTCTAAACTACCAAAGAGTGATACTGAAACTTTTGGTATTCAAAAGGGCAGAGGTTACGAAATTCAGAAACCTAAAGATTGGACACCCGGTGATACTAGACTTCGGGCAATCCAGCAACTGATCCCCGATCAGGACAAAAAAGATCACATCCGTAGTCGTCTAGGCAAACATGCGGCTCCTGTGCTGCCCGAGCAAGGCGTGGCGGAAGCCTCTGATCAAAGTACTGCGATTTCTCAAGAACAATTGAATCAAATGTATGCCAATGCTAAACCCATGATGTTTATTAAAAACACACCAGTGGCATTGGTTCCGTTGGCAAAAATAAACCAAATTGGTACACCCCAACAAGTTCAGCAAGTTCAACAAGCATTAGGGTCAGTGGACCAAACAAGTTATACTGACGAATACAAAAATAAAGGTTATGTTGTATTCCAGTGGAACGGTACTGCTTTAGATTTATATGTTGCTAGTCCCGAAGTAGTATCACAGAAATATGTTAAATTCAGTGGACAACTACCCCAAGATGAAAAATCTCGTGGTAAGATCCCGTCATTAGTTGCATTAAGTAAACTGGGTATTGATCCTTCTAAGGTACCTTTCTTTGTTAAGAAAGTACCGACGCAGATGGTTTCAGCAAAACAATTGGGATTAGAAGATAAAACTATTCAAACTAGTTGGGGCGAACAAACTGTTAGTCCAGGTGGATTTATGGTTCGTGAAGAAAATGGACATATCTATACTGTGGCGCCAGATGCACAAGGACTACCAATCGGATACTTGCCTGCTCAGCAAGGTGTGGCAGAATCTACAGAACTCAACACCATGCTGAAGTATGCAGGTGTGCCAGTGGCCGAAAGTCGCATGATAGACGAATCGGGCGAAACACTCATGCATGTTCTGGATCGTTTCAAACACGAAGTGGCACAGTTTGAGCAAGGTGCTGACCTTGATAACGACCTCTTCGATGCATTGTATGACTACTATGTGAACAAAGGCGAAATGCCATATGGTACAGCAAAAGCTCGCAGCGGCGATCCATACGAATGGGTAAGTGACAGACTGGATCAAGAACTTGGAACCGGCAATCATACCATGCGGGCTGTACCCGAAGCTGATGCCATATCCACATTCGAAGTCATGAGCGGATTTGATGCACCAGTTGCGGAAGGCGCATGCAACATGACCTCAGAAGGTGCCTACTGCCCAGAACACGGCCTGGCCAAATGTGAAGGCAGTATGTATGAGTCTCGCGAAGGCGATGCAGTTTTGGCCAGAATAAAATCTCTGGCCTTGATCAGATAACATAAATAAATCAAAGAAGGGCGTGTAGTGGCATGCCCTTCCGTAAGCAACTAGATAGGCAAAGTTCGCTACCTTTGGTGGTAGGAAACACAGACAAGCTGTGTTATAATAACTTGTAGGCAACATTTAAGTAGATCTTAAATTTTTAAAATCATATTAACGCACAAGAAAGGCAACACAATATGGCATCACTAGCAGAAATCCGCGCACGGCTACAGGCCGCAGACAGCAACAAAGGTGGGCAATCCACCGGAGGCGGCGACAAATCAATTTACCCACACTGGAACATGGAAGAAGGCAAAGAAGCTGTACTTCGTTTTTTACCAGACGGTAACACAAAAAACACATTCTTTTGGGCAGAGCGAGCAATGATTCGACTGCCATTCAATGGCGTCAAAGGTGAGATGGATTCCAAACAAGTCATGGTTCAAGTGCCATGCGTTGAGATGTGGGGCGATGCTTGCCCAATCTTGGCAGAAGTACGCACATGGTTCAAGGACAAGAGTCTTGAAGACATGGGTCGCAAGTACTGGAAAAAACGCAGTTACATTTTCCAGGGCTTTGTGCGTGAGAATCCCATCGGCGACGACAAAACACCGGACAATCCTATTCGCAAGTTCATCATTGGACCTCAGTTGTTTACTCTGATCAAGGGTGCCTTGATGGATCCTGAGTTGGAAGAATTGCCAACTGACATGTTGCGTGGCCTGGATTTCCGTATTGCCAAGACAAGCAAAGGTGGATATGCAGACTACAACACATCCAAGTGGGCTCGTAAAGAATCCGCCTTGACTGAAGCTGAACAGGCTGCTGTGGCCACACATGGCTTGTATGATCTCAGCACATTCTTGCCCAAGAAGCCCGGAGCAGTTGAGCTCAAGGTAATCAAGGAAATGTTCGAAGCCAGTGTAGATGGACAGCCTTACGATACAGAGCGTTGGGGTCAGTACTTCCGCCCTGCTGGTGTCAACGCACCTGCTGGCAGTGCAGCCGCTGAAGACGCACCTGTGCCTGCGGCACGTCCAATACCTGCACCTGTTGCAGACTTTGATGACGATGTTGCCGCAGCAGAAAAATCTTTTGCTACTGAACCTGTTGCTGCTCCAAAACCAGCACAGAAAGCCGAAGACATTTTGGCCATGATTCGTAGTCGTCAACAGAAGTAATCAAAAAGTGCAAGCACTGAAAGGTGCTTGCTTTTTTATCTATTATGAAATTTTCTTTGGTATTTGATAAATCTGGAGATACTCTGCCTTTTGAGGTAGTGTATAATCACGAACTGTTTGAATTTTTTGTCGAACAAACAAACAAAAAATCACAAAACTCGTTTGTCAATGATCAGGAACTTTATAAAAATCTTGACAAGAAAATTACCCACTTGCACTGGGCTATCTCAAAAACCAATGAAGTATTATACGATCTTGTGAGTGAGAGTTTTAAACAACACACTGATCTTGAAAATTATTTGGATCAACGGTTTCTTAACAAGTTACATTCTGATTGGGTATTTTCTCACTATCATGATGTCAATATCGATGATTTAAGATTTAGTAGTGTTGCATCTCGGGCTCGACTAGGTAATATACTACATGAATTTTACCCAGACAACGAACGAATAATCAAAACTGCACCAGCAATGGAAAAGTTAGGATACATCTACCCGTTTCGAGAAGTGAATATGGGAGTTCATGATCTTGAACATAGTTTTACAAAGTTAGAGTTCAAGGCAGATTCCAAATGGGAAGTGTTTAACAATCCATTTAGAAACACCATGATCTCAACCAACGATAAAGTAAATTTCTCGTTTGGCTATACATATGTGGGCAGACAATATTATAATAAGTTTAGATATTTTGATACTAAATTAGAATGCCCAGATCATTTTAACTATGAGAATTTAGAATTTGCGTTTCAGTTAAGTTTAGACATGCCTGAGACTATTCCGTTTAGCAAAGAGGCGCAAAACTGGGCAGATGGGCATGGTATTAAATTAATCGCTGAACAACTACCAATTGCAAACATAGTAGATTTAGAAAATAAACTGTTCGAATATAGAAAAATGTTATATAGAAATTCTCGAGACAATAATCGAGCACAAATAATTTTACACTAAGGGTAATCATGGCAAAAGCATTTGACGTAAGCAAGTTCCGCAAGGAAATTACAAAAAGCATTGAAGGACTCAGCATTGGCTTCAATGACCCTACCGACTGGGTAAGCACAGGTAACTTTGCACTGAACTATCTGATCTCTGGATTTTTTGATCGAGGTATTCCACTGGGCAAGGTCACAGTGTTTGCTGGTGAATCTGGTGCAGGCAAGAGTTATATCTGCTCGGGCAACATTATCAAGAACGCACAAGAGCAAGGTATCTATGTGGTCTTGGTCGACAGCGAAAACGCACTAGACGAAGCGTGGCTCAAGGCACTGGGAGTAGACACCAGCCAGGACAAACTGCTGAAACTGAGCATGAGCATGATTGACGATGTGGCCAAAACAATCTCAACATTCATGCAGGACTACAAGGCCTTGGCCGAAGGCGAACGTCCCAAGGTCATGTTTGTGATTGACAGCCTGGGCATGCTGTTGACACCCACAGACGTTAACCAGTTCGAAGCAGGCGAAATGAAAGGTGACCTTGGTCGTAAACCCAAAGCACTCACAGCCCTGGTTCGTAATTGCGTAAACATGTTTGGTAATTACAATGTGGGCTTGGTGTGTACCAATCATACATATGCAAGTCAAGACATGTTTGACCCAGATGACAAGATCTCAGGTGGTCAAGGATTTATCTATGCTAGCAGTATTGTAGTTGCCATGAAGAAACTCAAGCTCAAAGAAGATGAAGACGGCAACAAGGTGTCAGAAGTCAACGGTATCCGTG